TTCGGAGGGCATGAAGACGGGCATTCGCCTGGCCGAATTCAACAATATTCCCGTCGAGTACCGTGCCGGGGTGGTGATCGCGCCATGATCATCGTTCGTGTCGAGCTGCATTCCGCCGCAACGCGTCAGGTGACTGAGATTGCGCGCATGCGCATCTGCAACATCGGCGGCACGCGCGAGCGTGGTGATTATCGGGCAGAGACGTTCCGCGGCCGCTCAGCGCAGCAGCTCGCGCGCCTCATTCGCCAGCGCGCGGCAACTATCTCCGACTATCCGCGGCTGAGCATTCACGTCTGGCATCTGATAGCGCGTGCCCTGGTCGGCATGGGTTATGCCGGCAAGAGCATGGTGCTGGAGACGTCCGATTTGTTGGACGAAAGCCCATGAGCGCGCGCCATCGCTGGGGCGAGAAACGGCGTTTCGAGCACAAGAGCGAGCAGCAGTGCGCACGCTGCGGAATGGTGAAGGTCGGGCGCCACGAATGGCAGGCTGGGCACGAGATCTATTGGGCTGAGTTCTGGCGCGACCTTGATCGGATCGACGAGGACGGGAAGACGCCGCCGTGTGACGCGCGGCTGGAGCAAGGGGCGGGGGCAGCAGGCAATGGAAATCCGGGGCACCAAGCATCTCTCGGTCAATGAGTTCGAAAGGGCTGTCGCGGCTGCGGCGCCGGGAGCGAGCATCGTCTATGCGACCGGCGATCTCGCGCTGAGCGCGCAATGGTCGCCAGCCTTGACGGAGTTGCGCGCGGCCGTGCGCCTCCTTCATGACCTCGGCCGCGGCGTGCTGCTGCAGCGCCGCCGTCCCGACCTGCGCTACGTGGGCTCCGGTGGCGGCGCCTGCTTCGATTATCTCTTCGTCAAGGCGCGCGGCGAGGCGTGATGCGCAAGCTGCTCGTCGCCGATCTGTTCTGTGGTGCCGGAGGCTCGTCGACGGGCTTGGCGCGCGCGCTCGCCGCGCTCGGCCTCGGGCTCGAGCTGGTGTGTGTCAACCATTGGAACGTTGCCGTCGCGACGCACGCGAAGAACCATCCGCTCGCGCGACACTACTGCCAGGATCTGGCGACGGTCCGGCCGAGCCACGTCGTCAAGGAAGGCTATCTCGATCTCCTGACGGCATCGCCAACCTGCACCTATCATTCGATCGCGCGCGGCGGCAAACCGACGTCGGATCAGCAGCGCTCGGACCCGTGGCACGTCATCACCTGGCTGACCGAGCTGCGCGTGCGCTGCTTGATCATTGAGAACGTCTGGGAGTTTCGGGATTGGGGGCCGGTAGATCCGGACACCGGCAGGCCGATCAAGGCGCGCAAGGGTGAGTATTTCCGCGCGTGGGTCAATGTCATCAGGTCGCTCGGCTATCAAGTCGAATGGCGCAAGCTCAATGCCGCCGACTACGGCGAGGCGACAACGCGCCAGCGCTTCATCCTGTTCGCGCGGAATGATAGGCGGCCGATCGTCTGGCCGGCGCCGACGCATGCGCGGCGCGAGGCTGCGAAGGGCGATATCAAGCCGTGGCGCCCGGCGCGCGACATCATCGATTGGTCGATCACGGGCCAGTCGATCTTCGGTCGCAAAAAGCCGCTCGCATTGAAGACGCTGGCGCGCATCTATACAGGCGCCGTCAAGTTCAAGTGGCCCGAGCCTTTCCTCGTTCGCCTGCGTGAGCATTTCGCCGAGGCGCATGGCACGGATGTCCTCTTGACCGGCCTGCCTGCGCCATCGGCGGCCGCTGATCCGCTGGTGGTGACGCTGCGAAACAACATGTCGGCCGACAGCGTCGAGCAGCCGACCGCGACGATCGCGGCCGAGGGGCAACATATTGCGCTCGTCGAGCCGTATATCCTCAATCGTCACGGCGAGGGTTACGGCACCGTTCGTGCGCATTCCTGCGACGAGCCGGCGCCAACGGCGAATTGCGATGGCGGCGGTTATCTGGTCGAGCCGTTCGTTCTCTCGCGGCATGGCGAGGGTGCGCCGCGCTCGGTCGACGAGCCGACGCCGACGCAGGTGGCGAAGCATAGCCATTGCCTGATCTCGCCGTACTACGGGAGCGGCTCTGGTGAGACCTGCCAGTCGGACGCCGAGCCGCTGCCCACTATCACTACAAAAGCTCGCTTCGGCATGGTGATGCCGATCACGCACAGCGATAGCTCCAATCGGGCGCGTGACATCGATGTCGATCCGCTGCCGACGCTGACGACGGCCAATCGCGGCGAGCAGGCCTTCATCACGGCAAGCTTTGGCGAGCGGGAAGGGCAGTCGCCGCGAATTCATGGGCTCGACGAGCCTGCGCCGACGGTCTGCGCGACCGGCCGCATCAACCTGGTCGAGCCTGTCGTCGGCGATGTCGACATCCTGTTCCGGATGCTGCAGCCGCATGAGCTGGCCGCGGCGATGGGCTTCGATGCCGCCGATCAACCCTATGAGTTCGCCGGCACCAAGACCGAGAAGATCCGGCAAATCGGCAACGCCGTTCCGGTCCGCATGATGCGCGCTTGCGTGCTCGCCATGTTTGCCGGCGAGGCCGAGGACGCGTCCGAACTGCTGGAGGCGGCCGAGTGATCATCATTCTGCAGGCACTGGCGGACGACGGCGAAACCGCGATCAAGCTCGCGAGCATCATCACGCTGCTGGTCCGGCGCGGCGGCGAACTCGGCGAATTGGAGACCTATCCGCATCCCGAGCCTGATGGTGCGCCGCGCGATTGCAGGCGCCTGCCGCGCGAATGGCTGGAGCGCCTTTCCGTCGCTGTCGAGCGCGGCGCGATCGCGACCATGGAGCCGGAGCGCGTCGTCGAAATCCTACTGCAGGGGCGGCCGGAGCCGGCCGCCTCGCATGCTGTTGCGTGATCCGCGTTTGAGCAATTTTTCTAGAAGTGAGAACCGAACATGACACCCGCGAAACGGCGACCGCGCCGCATCGCCGCCGATGAGGCGCACGCCTGGGCTCGCAACCTGCGGCTCGGCAACCTGCAGGCCAAGATGGTGCTGTCGATGCTGTCGCTTTATGTCGACGGCGACGGTGTCTGCTTCGTCGGCAACCCTGCGCTGTCCGAGGACTGTGAGCTGTCGCCTGACACGGTGCGGCGCCGGCTGGCGTGGCTCGAAGAGATCGGCGCGATCTCGCGCACGGCGCAGTGGCTCGACGAGTACGGCAATCGCAACGGTGACGGCCGCGGCAAGCGCACGACCGATAAGATCCGGCTGCTTTATGACGCGGATCCCGAGCTGATCGAGGCGCGCGCGCGTGGCGATGTCGAAAGCCCAGCAGTTTCAACGGCGATTAGCCCTAGCTGCCAGCGAGGGCTAAATTCGACGGACGATGAAGTTAGCCCTAGCTGCCAGCAAGGGCTACAGGACTCGGTTAGCCCTCGGTTAGGACTCGGCCAGCCCTCGCAGTACAGCCAGGGCCTAATCTCTGAACCTGAACCTGAATCTCCCCCCTTACCCCCCTCCGGGGGGCGGGAGGCTGCTTCGCTTGACGAGGTTGAGCCGGAGCATTTCCAGCCGGCATGGTCGAGCTATCCTGGCCACGACGTAATGCGGCGCGACCTCGCTCTGGAAGAGTTCCGGCTGTTGTCGCCGGATCGGCAGAAGCTCTGCAGGGCAGCAATCCCGGACTATGCCGACAAGATCCGCAAGCTCGGCTGGAAGCCGCGAGCGTTCCATCTCTGGGTCCGTGCCAAAGGTTTCGATGAGTTTCCGAACGCGAAGCTGCCGGAGGAACGGCCGTCGCTACCGACGCGCAGGCTTGTGCAGGGCGACGAACTGGCCGGTTACACTGTGGCCGTGCGGATCGCAGAGCGGCGTGATCCCGCGCTGGTGTCGGATCGCGATCTCGGCAAGGGCGTGTGGCGCACTGCGCCCGTGCTGCCCGATCTCATCGCCATGGCGGCGTTCGCCGATGTCGATCGCGAGCAGTGGCAAATCGTCGACAAGGGGTCGGAGCCCTTCGCGGCCTGGCGCGATCGGCTGAAGCTGTGGCTCGGCGTCGAGCCGCAGGCCGAGCGGATCTTTCTCGAGCCGCATAATCCGGAGGTGCACGGGCTGTCGCCGTTGCATCCGAATTTTCGGGTTCGCAAGTCGGTCAATGGGTTTCGCGTGCCGCGGCTCTGGCCGCCGCGGCGTGATGGGTCTTGGTCAGAGGCAGGGGAGAACACATGAACATGGTCTACAAAATCGGGGATTTCGCTGGCTATGTCGATCTGGCGCAGATCCGCGGGCCTGTCGAGGCGCCGATGCCGCAACGCTGGTACGTGCTCCAGACGTTCCCGGGAAAGGAACGCAAGGTGATGCGCACGTTCCGAAATCGCGGGATTAGTGCCTATCATCCGACGATCCGTCGCACAAAGGTCGTGCGCGGCCGCCGTATTGATACAGTCGAGCCTCTCTTCGCTGGTGTCATCTTCATTCCCGACTTTCAGGCTCGCGCTGGCGGTGTGAGGGTCGATGGTGTCGACGGTTACTTTCGGATGGGCGATTGCTATCCGTACTTACTTGAGCGAGCGACTGCCACTGACATCGGCGGCCAGGATATGGAATGGGTCCGCAGCCTTGAGCGGTTCGCCAACGTTCCGGTCGTTCGGCGCCGACGCTTGCTCAAGGTAGGCCAGACAGTGCGCGTTGTTGACGGGCCGTTCGCACACTTCTTTGTGGAGATCGAACGGCTTGACTCAAATGGCCGACTCAAGGTCCTTGTAAACATCTTCTCGCGCATGACGCCCGTCGAGCTTGACGAGGATCAGATCGAGGTAGCCTAGGGGAAATGCGACCGCGCCCCGAATGCCTCGAACGGAGCTAACCACTCCGGCGCACCTGCCACCGGCAAACCCGGTTCGCAGGAAAATGGTGGACTCTGACTTCAAGCCCGGCCACGCGCCGGGCTTTTCGCGTCTATGGGTGGATCTGTCGGTTGGCCCTGCTGCGGTCGATGCATCTACGGCGTGTCGCAAATCGGGAGGATCTGATGTCCGCTATGCTCCAGAAAGCGGCGCAAAAGCGGACATCGCTCGAGGTCGGCGTCGGGCCAGTTGCGGACATCGCTCACATGTCCGCGCGACCAGTCTATCTTCTGGCTGCCACCCCGGCAGCTACTGAGGCACGGCCAATTAACGGAGCGGCTCGACTCTGGCAGCCATGTCGGGTGCTCGGCCCACGCGGTAGCGCGCGTTACCGCAGTTGAGCACCCAAACGGCATAATCGGGTCTTGAGTGCTTCGCGTCCTTCTTCGCACCGATCGCCTTGTCACAGACGAATCCCTGCAAGCGGATCTGGGCAGCCAACATGCTTTGCACGTTCTCCTGAGCGGCGTGCGCAGTGGATCCGGTGAAAGCGAAAGCCGCTGCCAAGGCGGGGAAGTAAAGTACAGCCGACCAACCAGGTGCCACGTGGCCCTCCTCTCGATGGTTCCTAAGCGGCAATTGCCAGTCTCGCTCGTCAAGCCTGCAGCGGCAGGCGATCGGTTTTATGCCTGCCGCCCCGCGTGTCACTTTACCTGCTCGATTTCGCTCAGCCGCCAGCTCTTGGTGAAGAACGGCTCAAGCGGGCTGTAGAGGCGCAGGATCACGAACCAGCCTTTCTTCGGGTCGGTTTGTATCCAGTTGCCGCGCTTCACTCCTGCGGGCTGTGTCGGGCCGAAGTAGATGGTCGTGGAGCCGTCGGCATCTGCCTCTGCCGCTGGCGACGGGTAGCTCTGGCTGCCGGCGCGGGGATAGCGCTGCGGTGTGTCGAGCATCGAGCGAGTCATGTTGTCGTAGACTGTGAACGACCAGAAGTTCTCTTCCGGGATACCCTTGGGCAGCGTCACCTTGTAGGTCTTGGCACCGTCGAAATAATTCCTCTCCGCGTCCGTCATCGCCAGCAGATATTGCGAGCCGATGCCAGGCAGGCGCATCGCCATTGCAGGCGTAATGCCGGTGACCCCGTAGAAGAAGTTGGTGCGCGCATCCATGGTGCGGTAGCCGGTGGCCGGGAAGGGCTTGACTCCCTCGCGCGTGATCTCCGGGATCGGTGTTTCGAACTCGTAACCGCTCATGAACAGGAAGTTGAACCACGACGAGTTCGGGTAATAGAACCAGCTCGGATCGCGCGGGACCATGAACAGGGCGCGCGAGGTCGCGTTGGCAAGCGCAAGCGCCTCGGCCATGATCTTCTTCATGCGTGCATCGGGCGCGAACGGCTTGCCTTTGACGATGCCGATGGCGGCGACCGGTCCCATCAGTTCTGCGTCGAGCGACGTCGCGGGCTCCTCCTGCACGACCTCGTTGAGCATTTCGTAGAAAGTCCAGTCGTTCGGCGGAAGGGTATTCATCACCTTGCCGCTGCCTTCATGGAACACCGTCGGCGGCGGTGCGATGACCCGCCCCAGCTTGGCCTTGCCGGCCAGGAAGTCCGAAATCGGCGTGCCCACGCCGCCCGGCTCGTAAGGGTAGACCTTGGTGAACCTGCGGATTGTCTCGGCGACCGGCTTGGGATCCTTGTGATCCTGCAGAAACGAGCGGCCGAACCACAGGACGGTGTTGGTGCGGGCGCGCCCGATGAAGTATCCGCCGTCGGGCAGTTGACCCTTGTAGTCCGGCGGCACGATCAGGTATTTGCCACCCTCACCGCGGTCGGGCCCCGGCAGGCCGAGATCGACGATCCAGCGAAACCAGGCATCCTGCACAGTGCCGAGAAACTTGGGCGGCGTCTCCACCACCACGGGCCCTTTGCTCAGATCGAGGTACCCCATAACGTAGATGGTGTCGGCGTTTGCCGTCAGGAAAAGCGACTTGGCATCCATGAGGTCGGAGAAGACGATCACCTCATTTTCCTTGACGCCGACGTTTCGCATACCTTCGCGTAACGCATGAATGCTGACGCCGCGCATGTTGTCCATGAACGCGCGATAGGCATAGGTGAAGTCGAGATTGTCGAAGAGCTTGTCGGCAGTCGCCTTGCTCGGCACCCCGTCCTTAAACTCGAGCGCGCCAATGCGCGACTCGATCCTATCGGGCGTAACCAATGATGATGGAATGGGCCCTGGCGTCTGGCCAGTTGCGAATTGCGGCAGCAGCAATACGGCGCAGCCAGCGATAGCTGCGAAGCATCTTGCGGCATTCAACATCGTTGTCGCCTCCCTGTGGAATACAAGGTCCCCCTAGGAATGCAGCGCCGCTGCAATCTTAACTTGTGCAGGGCTCCAGACAACTCGGCCCGAGCAGTTCTCACCCGCGACCAAAAGTCGTATTGCGGGCGAAATCCGGGATGACACAACGCTGGCTTCAGGCTCCCAAACCGGAAGCGGCCTTTAATTCATCTTTTGGCGGAGATTCTTGATGATCTCGCGCAGATCGGCCACGTACTCCTCGATAACACGTCGAGCCTCTTCCAAACGCGTCGGCTTGGGGGGCGAACGTTTCTCTGGCTTGGGCTCATTCATGCCTGAAGATTTGACCCGAACGGCTGGCGGCCATTGACTTAGATCAACGGAGTTTTGGCAGGGGGCTAGGTCCGCTTAGGGTCATGAGCCGTAATACCTGCCGCGAGCAAATCTAGTCGGCTTTACCCCAAGAGCGGACCTTATCGGAGAGACGCCGTCGGCAGCAATGTCGGCGGCGTTTTCGTTTGCGCAGGGTGTGCGGTAACGCTCTGCGTTGCCGTTGCCCTCCTTGGGCGTTTCCTCCCTGACTGGCCGGCTGCAGCAATGCGGTCGGCCTTTCTTTTGGGCATGGAAGATTTCCGAACGAGAGAGGGCAGCACGGCCGCAGAGATGCGGTTGGCGTTTCTTATCGGTGTCATCGTTGGAGCCGTCATGGGCCTGCCTTGTCTCAGCGCCATCGCATTCGTTGGCGTCATCCGTTGGTCGTTCCGGAACTGGCCGCTGATAGCCGTGGTCGCTGCAGGCGTGATCTTGTGGTTGCACTAGCCCGCAATGCGGGCCAACTCTCACCAGCGTGGCTACGACAGGCAATGGGAAAGAGCTGCGGCGCTGTTCAAGCTGGAGCATCCACTGTGCCTGGGATGCGAAGCCGTTGGCTTGGTCTCTGCGACCGAGGTCGTCGATCACGTCGTCCCGCACAAAGGCAACCGCGACCGCTTCTGGGATCGTTCGCGTTGGCAGCCTTGCTGCAAGTGGCACCATGACGTGGTGAAGCAGCAGCTCGAGCACCGCTTTAGCAAGGGCGCTCTGACCGAGGCGGATCTCTGGCTCAACTCGAGCGCCGCGGTCGCAGTCACCAAGCGCGAGCGTAATACCGTCGGCACCGACGGTTGGCCCATTGGCTGAAGCCGATGGGGGGCGGTCAAAAGTCTAGGACCCTTCTCCCGAGAACCGGTGGCCAACCTTCGTACGCAAAATTTTGGAATTAAATACAAAAAGCCACCTGCAATGCGCGGCGCCAAGCCAAAATTACGCAACGTCATCCCGATGCGGCCGGATGATGCCGACGCTGCAAAGCTTCGTCGGAAGGCTCAGCAGCGGCTAATCAGCAAGCTGATGCCGAAGGGGCTGACGCCGGAGCTGAAGGCCGAATACAAGCGCGTTGCCGAGATCCTCTCGGAGCCATCGGTGGACCGGCTGAAGCCGCGCTTTCTCGACACCATCATCGAGTACTGCCGCTGCACGATGCGCCTGCAAGCCCTTCGCGGTTCGATGCCGTCGCTCTCGCACGAGATCTATCGCGTGAAAACGCGCAACGGCGATCAGGTCAAGAGCCACCCGTATGTGGCGCAGGTCAACGAGGAGTGGCGCAAGTGGCGCTCGCTCGTCGCCATGCTCGGTCTGTCGCCTACTGACGAACGCAATTTGCTGCCCGGGCAGGGCGACCTTTTCGACGAGAACGATGGCTACTTCGACTGACAAAAAGCCGCGCCGCAAGAAGGCCGCTGAGCCGTCGCCTGCGGTCGTGGTGCACGAGCCCGTCGGGCCGCGGGCAGAGACCCGCGTTCGCGAGGAAACCTGGCCGATCGAACGGCTGCGGCCGTATGACCGGAATGCCAAGAAGCACGACCAGGCGCAGGTCGACGCGATCCGCGCCTCGCTGCGGCAGTTCGGCCAGGTGCATCGGGTCCTGGTCGACGAGAACGGGATCGTCATCGCCGGCCACGGTCGGCTCGAGGCGCTGAAGCAGGAGAAATTTCCCGAGGTCCGCGTCCTGGTCGCAGTTGGCTGGGTCGAGCCGGAAACACGCAAATTCCGGCTGGCCGACAACCAGCTCACCATGTCAACCGGCTGGGACGAAAAGCTCCTGAAGGGCGAGGTGCTGGAGCTGGGCGCTCTGGGCGTCGAGCTGGACCAGCTGGGCTTCGAGCCCGGCCGGATCGCCGGGCTGCTTCACGAGGCCTCACCCGGGCTCACGGAGCCCGACGAAGCGCCTGAGCCGCCGGCGGTGCCGACGTCCCGTCGCGGTGACGTCTGGCTCCTGGGCGGCCGCCATCGCATCACAAACGGCGATTCCACCAACCCGGAGGATGTCGCCAGGGTACTCGCCGGCGCCAGGCCGCATCTGATGGTGACCGATCCGCCCTATGGCGTGAAATACGAGCCGGGCTGGCGCGCAAAGCTCGACGGCGGGGAGCGCGCTTCCGGCATCGTCTTGAACGATGACCGTGCCGATTGGCGCGAGGCGTGGGCGCTGTTCCCTGGCGATGTCGCTTACATCTGGCATGCCGACAAGTTCTGTGGCGCCGTGGCGAATTCGCTGGAAGCCTGCCGCTTCAAGATCCGCAACCAGATCGTCTGGGTGAAGCAGCGATCCGTGTTCGGCCGCGGCGACTACCACTTCCAGCACGAGCCGTGCTTCTACGCGGTGAGGGACGGCGCCGACGAGCAGTGGCATTTCGTTCCGGAGCACGAGATCGCGACCTATACGGTCCGCGACGGCGAGCGCGGCCACTACGAGGGCGGCCGTAAGCAATCGACCGTCTGGAACATCGAGCACATCAAGTCCGAGACCGGCCACGGCACGCAGAAGCCGGTCGAGGCGATGAAACGGCCGATCGAGAACAACTCGCAGCCCGGCGAGGCCGTCTACGAGCCGTTCTCCGGCTCCGGCACCACCATCATCGCCGCCGAAATGACAGGCCGTCGCGCCTTCGCAATCGAGCTGAACCCGCTTTACGTCGATGTCGCTGTGAAGCGCTGGCAGAACTTCACCGGCCTCGCAGCCACATTGGAAAACGATGGTCGATCATTCGACGACGTCGCCGCAGCACGAGACGCCGAGCGCCGCGCAGCTGCCGCCGCTTGACGCGGCCGATAGCGACGAGGTCACGGCCTATGCGCGCGCGGTTGTCGCCCGCGAGATCGTGGCCGGTCCGCTCGTGCGCGCGGCGTGCCTGCGGCACCTCAACGACCTCGAGCACGGCGCTGATCGGGGCCTGTCGTTCGACGTCGCGGCCGCGCAGCGCGCTATCGGCTTTTTCCGCGACGTTCTGACCGTCGAGGTCGAGGAGCGCGATGAGTTCGGCGAGGTGTCGACCTATGCAGCGCCGTTCGATCTGCAAGCTTGGCAGGCCTTCAATATCGGTTCGTTGTTCGGCTGGAAAAACGCGATGGGCTTCCGCCGCTTCCGGCGGGCCTATATCGAGATCGGCAAGGGTAACGGCAAATCGCCGCTCGCAGCCGGCATCGGCCACTACATGCTGCTCGGCTGCCGCAAGCTGCGCGCCGAGGTCTACTCTGCCGCGACCGACAAGGACCAGGCGGCGATCCTGTTTCGCGACGCAGTCGCCATGTGGGAGCGATCGCCGGCATTGCGCCGCCGCCTGAAGCCGAAGGGCGCAAATCCGGTCTGGGAGCTGCACACCAGCCGGCCTGGCGTCAATTCGTTCTTCAAGCCGATTTCGTCGGATAAGAAGGGCAAATCCGGCATCCGACCTTACTGCGCTTTGATCGACGAGGTGCATGAGCATCCGGATAATTCTGTGATCGAGATGATGCGCGCCGGCACCAAGGGCAACCAGGAAGCGCTGCTGTTCGAGATCACCAATTCCGGTTTCGACAAGAAAACCGTATGCGGTCAGGAACACGACATGTCGGTCCGGATCCTCAACGGGGAATTCGAGAACGACGCCTGGTTCGCTTATATCGCCTGCCTCGACGACGAGGACGATCCGTTCGAAGACGAGTCCTGCTGGCCGAAGGCCAACCCGAATTTGGGCGTATCGATTCAGCCGACCTTCATTCGGGAGCAGGTGCAGGAAGCGCGCGGCATGCCGTCGAAGGAGGGGCTCGTGCGCCGGCTCCACTTCTGTCAGTGGACGGAGAGCGAAAGCTCGGCGATCCCACGCGCGACCTGGACGGCCTGCGAGGGTGCAGTAGATCCCG